ATTCATAATCCACTACTGCATTGTCATCAAATAAAGAAACAACCTTTAGTAAGAAGTCCAACATAGATTGGACACTTTTAGCATCATAAGCCCCCATATCTTTTAACACTAATTTAGACAGAAAAGAGACGTCACCTTTTACGTGATCTAGCTTTTCTCTCGCGAACTCCAAAAACGATATTAGGTCTTTCTTCGAATACAGTGACATTTAAACACTCCGTTAGAATTGTTTTAACCTTCTTGAGATTGAAGACCTCATAAAAAGTTAAATGATATTTATTGCTAGTTACAAAATTATCCAACACACTTAACCAATCATCTATTAGTCGCTCTAATGAAAGCTTGTTTCTATTAACTAACAAATCATCCCTATATAAAAATCTTTGCACATAATAATCACTATCCACTCTAAACACGAAAGGGTCGTCCATCACTTCACAAACTCTTAAAGAAAAGACATCATCTAATAAAATGTGTTCAAACTTATTGCCTTTTTTTAAAAACACATTTAAACTAAATGACATCCACTTCCTGCCCTTTTACCTTTAACTCTTCACTCACACTCTTACTCACATACCCGTTGCTCCACACGGGTATTTTCTCGCTCAATCTATACTTCCAATTTTCACATGCATCACATCTAAATAAAACACGATAGCCTTCTTGATAATCCAAGACAAAACCGTCAGATTGACATTTACTGCATCCAGTCTTCTTGATTAAGCTTTCCTCATAGACAGTATTCCCAACACTCATAAACTTGGAAAAGCTAGGAAAAGTATTTTCATTATCTATTATCTTATTCACTACGATAGACAACTTATACTCAGACCAATCTTTAACTTTATCAAACAATAGCATGATTTGATTATCGTTTTTCTTTTTATCAAATGCAGTGAATAGTTTATCAATGCGTTGAGTGAAAATAGGGTACTTCATAAACCGTACTCCTCTTTATATTTTTGTCTTTCTTCGTCAGTCATACCATCAGTGATATAAGCAATGTCTGTTTCCTTGGTTACCACATCATTCCATCTCTCTTGATTAAGCCATGTGGATGGCAAAGGGATGAAACCTGATTTCCAAGACTCTATTTCTAAAGACATCTTTACAGCTTCCAATATAGACTCAGTGAGAGTTTTGTCAGGGCTTACCTTCTTCCAGCTTTTAATTGCCGCACCAAAGCCTACCTTCTTTGGATATGCCTCCCAAAATCGCTTAAAACGCTCTTTCTGAAGGTCACTCAACTCATCTATGGCAGAACCAATCTTAGGTGTTCCACGTGTAACAATGGCCACCTCTGGCTCTTTAAACATGTAAAAGACTTCCTTCTTCTCAACATAACCTTCTTCACTTAAACGTTTAAAGCTTTCCTTAAGCTGCATCATTGTTATAAAAGGCATCATCTTTAACCATGTCGCAGCTTTAACATTTAAACATTGCTTCCCCTCTACCTCTATAGCAGAAGCACTTTGTAACTGAATGCCAGCTTGATAAATAACAGCTGGAATGATACCAATCTTAACAGCTAAATGTTCATCAAACAGTAACATCCTCTACCTTCCTTCTGCGTCTTCTAATAATCCTAGGTGCTACTTGTTGTGTAGCGTTTAATTCATCAAGAATATTAGAAATGTGATTGTTTTCAATAACTTGAGCACTATTTTCCTTCGCTACTTCTTGTGTAGCAATTGCTACTTGTTCTTGTTTTGCTATATCTATACAAATTTGAAATAAGTGACCTAGCTTTGCTAAATCCTTACTCGCCTGTTCGCCCACAAATCCTTCAATCTTAGTTCTAGCTGCATAAAAACTTAACAATCTAATTAGTTCGCTTATAATATCCATGTTCTTTCTCCATATATTTGATTAATACATTTTGTTTAGTGTACAAATAACCCATCTTCTCTAATTTATAAAACATCAGCCCTTTGAACACTTCTAAAGCATGCAAGAAGTGCTCTGTGCAAAAGTCTATATGTTCCACCTTAAACGTCTTTAAAGCACCATCAGTCCTGCTGATTTGAACTCCCATAATAGCAGGACTCTTAATATTAAAGCATTCCATTGCAGCTAATCTCTGCGCTGCCATTTGCCAGCTATTAGTTATAGAATAATTCCTACTACTAGTCTTCCAATCGATAGCAGTTAGCTCCCCATCAACATAACCTATAAAATCCGCTGTTCCAGCATAACCATACAAGTCACTATAAACAGTAGACTCAACAAACAATGGCTTTAGATTATGCTCATCCTTAAACTTATAAAACTGGTCTACTACTACCTTCATTTGCTCGTTGAAAATATCAGGCTTTTGACCAAGCAAAATCTGTTCAAAGCATCGGTGAGCTTTTGTGCCAAAATCAGCCGTTGTCTTTCTTACTTCTTCAATCTTGCTTTTGCTATTATTTATAAAGAAAGACTCAAGCTTTGGATTAGGCGCACCATACTTTAATACTGTAGTAATGGACGGATAGTATACACCCCCTATCTTATAAACTCTAAGCCCTTCAACTTCATTTATTTGATATTCTATCTGTGGATTTTTTACTTCTTCTTGTACGTTTTCCATTTCTTCTAACCCTTTCTTTTTTACCCGCTAACAAAGTAAGCGTTTGAGCTAAATTTGGATCAATGAATTGCATCACATACACAACCCCTTCCAAAAAATCTCTACTCTTACTTTGAGCAACTATTGCTATCTGCATTGCTTTATTCATGTCTATTGCTTGAACAGGCAACTGTTGCATTGTTTGTAATGGTTGAACTTGCTGCATCGGCTGTATTGCAGGCATTATTGCTTGCCCAGACATGTAAGCATTTAATTCTGTATCACTTACAGTCACTGTCTTTTGCTCGGCAGGAGGTGGAGTAAAATCCACTATCTCAATATTCTGTCTTCCACCATACCTACCAGCCTCTTGCTCAAAGTACTTCTCTGCAAAAGAATAAGGAGTTAATCCCTGCGTCAAAGGATCATCTTCACGCAGAAAACGCTTAGTGATAGGGTCTACCCAAATGGAATAAACACCTTTATATTTATTAAATATTACTTTCATTGGACATCACACAAAGGGTCATGATCTATGTGATCATTCTCAACTTGAAATAATTGATCAAGCTGACATTCATCACATAGACCTTCCCTAAGTCTGCAAAATAAATGTTTAGTGCAATAGGTTTGATTAAGACAGGATTGAATTGCTGAATCTAAAGCAAGCTTCGCTTTAGCAATGTTGTTTTCTATCTCAGAGATTTTATGTAAAAGCTCTTTCATGTTTGACCCTTTCTGTTAAATTAAATGTTATTTAAAATGGTATATCTTCCCCACCTGCCAACTCTAATTGCTTTTTACTATTATAAAAATTAAATAATTTTAACTCATTCATCTTCTTAAAATCAGCATCACTTATTTTACTTTTAAACATTAATGTGTAAACTGTATCAGTGCCTAAACCTTCACGCTTAATTTTAAATACAGTATTCTGACCATACTCTTTAATTAAATCTCTAATCTGCTTAAGTAACTTAAATCCACCTCGATAAATCTTAAGTTCGTTATTCATAGTAAAGAAATTAAACTTAAACTTAAAATTAGAGCCATCTACTTTCTTATCATATTCCTTATAAGGCTTCTCACCCCATATTCTGAAATACATGTATGGTTCACCTAAGAATACACCTTCAACATATTCACCATTTTTTAGCGTGACATAGTCATTCGCTGATATTGAGTTTTCATTATTACCAAATGTGTCTAACCAAGACATATTTATTCTCCTTTATTTGTGCTCGTGTGAGCTTTGTTTATTTTTAATAATTCATTTTTTATAATAATATTAACAGATTGCGTAAATGCATTACATAATGATTCTATACTTTCATCATTAACATAATTAATGTGATGTGCATAAACTTTATTTTTAAACTCATTACTTTTACAAAAATTAATTAGTTCTAAATCAGCATCTTGATTTGTAATTTGATATATTATTTGTATTTTCATATTTATCTATTAAATTGGCATTTAATACAGTTTTTTTATATTATAAAATGTATATACATTAGAATATTAAAATATTAATTAAATAAATCCATCTTCCAATATTTGACCCTTTCTATTTTTAAATTAAACATCACTATACCTTAAAAAGACATAACTCTGGCTGACAATACCTAACCATAACGTGACTGGACGATACGTTGCCATTACTTTACTATAGTGAACTTTACCAAAACAGTAAGTTATTTCACATTACTGAAAAAGACTAGACTCCACCTAAACGAGACCGAGCCTCACGAAACATTACCATTGCTTTACAAAATCCTACATAACCATAACATCACAGGGCCGTACTGCACCGATACGTAACTCCACATCAATACACGTTACCTAACTATTACTTTAGTATTAACTAAGCTTAGTAAGTTCATACTCAAACTGACCTTTACCGCTATTTCTCCATTGTCCTAATCCTAGAAACTGACCATAGTCTAAGAATTCACGAATGAGTTTTTCGGATATTTCAGGATTTTGAAGTAGTCTTAATGTACACACAACGCATGTGCCTTCGTCTACATAATCCGACTTAGCGAGAGAGACTCGAGGGCCTTGCATAGTCATCGCTTGCAATGGACGCTCTAAGACCCCATCAGCTTTCTTTAAAACTTCATTGTCTCTCATTAAGTACAATTTCTTTTCTTTAATGAAAGCAAAGTTATTTACTTTAGACTTAGCATTCTTTACTTTTGTTTGATCTTTAATGACTAATGACGCGTTCTTTAAGAAGCCTTTCACCATGTGCGATGAAATATAAATCCCAGTCTCATCTTGAAAGAACCCAGTCCAACCTTTCTCTTCGATGTTCTTTACGTCCAATACTTCTTCGGCTAGCTGTTCCTCAGGTACGCCTACTTCACGAGCTTTTGCTTGTACAAAAGTAGAGTAGACTTCTTTATTGTAAGCGACTGTGCCCAGTAGCTTATCGGTGAATGTGATCTTTAATTGATATTCTGTGACTAACATAATTGACCCTTTCTATAGGTTTATTGATTATTAAATTTGTTTATTCTATCGGCTTACACTTATAAGCAGGAATGAAATAGCTATCGTTTTTATCGTCTTCATGCGCACAACATAGCGCCAATTCTATTTTAGGTAAAAACTCTTTATAAGTGGAGTTTAAAAAGAGAGGCTCTATTTGTATCAAAATACTCTTAATCGAAAATACTCCCTCTTTCTCAAAATAACTTCCTTCTTTATATGCACTACCAAAATTCTTTGGCTTTGTGGTGATTAATTCACAAGCGAGGAGTGAGATTGCGATGACTGCTAATATTGTTGCGTAGAACATGGTTTGACCCTTTCTTCTCAGAAGCATGATTTATTCCTGATTATAAACCTATTATACACTATATCGTTTGATTGTCAATAAATAAATAAATGCGCATACACAATATTTATTGTAAATAAAATATATTCATAAGAATAAATTGCTATTTTATTGTTGCGCGCTAATCAATAGTGTATTATATTGAATTATATGGATAATATTGTAAAAGTCGCCAAGCAGCACGGCTTGACAATGAAACAAGAAATGTTCGCCCGCTCTGCTGCCGCCGGTAAGACCTTGGTCGAGGCTACGCGGGATGCGGGCTATTTGCGCAAAACTGACCAGTCAAAGCCTTCTTTGCCTTATAAAATGATGAAGAATGAGCGTATACAGGCTCGCATACAGGAAATCATAAACGAGGGTAAGTATTCTGAGCTGGCTAAATCTCACTGGCAAGAGGTTTTATCGGCAGAGCCACCGGCTGACTGGTCTGAGAAGGACAAGTGGATCTTGCGAGTTAAGCTGTGGGAGGCAAAGGATCGCGCAATCAATGCCATCGCCCGGCTGGGTGGGTGGGAGCCAAGCGCAAAGAGCGAGACAAAGTCTCTTGTGCTGAAGGGTGATCTTGCTGACATACTACCGCAAGCCAAGTGATTGCTAGCTGGCAGATAGCTAGGCTATAGAAAAAAGCATGCTTATTGGGATAGGGAAGTTAGCCTCAAATCTCTTTTGCGGTTCTGGCCGGCTGGTTTAGATAACAAAGAATTCTTTTATACTAATCTAAGCGTAAGCTACAAACTCCAGCAAAAAAAAGCTCTCACTATTTTTATTATTTTCTATTAAAAAAGGTACCCTGCCAGGATAAGCTACAATAGCTAAGCCTTATTATAATTAAGCATAATTAAGTATAATAGCACCAATCACTATTTTATATAGTTACACTTATTCATTATATCTTAATTAGTATAATTTACATATTAGCTATATTAGCAAGATTAGATAATTTATCTGTATTAGAATATTAAGGTTGATCTACTATAAAGTTGGTATGTTTATTGCACTTCACAGGTAGATCAAGAAAATGTAGTAGACAAGAGAATGCCTATCCTAGCAAGGCACGATAGTGCAAAGCTAAGTAGGCATCCTTGTAAGCTAACAAGTAAGCTATGTAATTGCTTACTTCACAGTATAGACCTGTCAAACGTTAGCAGACAAATCTTAGATAGGCGTTCTCTACTAAGACTAGGGTTCACTTCATGGAGAGTAACCGGCCTCCATAGCTGCTTAGCTGTACCCGGCAACGTACGCTGTCATTACTTAGATTCCACTTACTATTCGTAAGCTACGACCTTTCATGAGGTTGATACGCCGCAATGCGCGCTTATCCTCTATGCAGCATCCCACGGTAAAGGATTGAATAACGTTACTACGCCGCGGTTAATTCTAATTCCCACCATAGTAACTTACTAAGTAAATCACAAAAATAAATATTCTACAACAATAAGTTTGTAAAAAAATAAAAGCTCATGTATTTTAGATATATGCATTATACGCCTGTATTTTTAGAAGCTATGGAGAATGTGAAGAGAAATGCGGATAGTATTGGTGTCCAGCAGGCATTCTATAATGAGATGAAGAGGATTGGTTGGAGGGAGAGGGTTAAGAATCTTTATAGGATTAAAGATAAGGAAAGTGGTAAGTTTGTCTTCTTTCAACCTAATGGTGGACAGGAAGCCTTTCAAGAAGGTAAAAAGAATAGAAATATTATATTAAAGTGTAGGCAGATTGGTTTTACTACCTGGGCATGTATCTATGCTTATGATAGGGCTAAGTGGGATGGTTGGTCTACTGGGATTATGAGTCATAAGAGGGAGAAGACTGGGTTATTGTTTAAGGTAGTGAGGAATGCAAATGATTGGTTTAAAAAGGATTGGGGATCTTTTTATACTGATATGCAATCTCATGATAGTGATAACTGTATTGGATGGGAAGATACTAAGGCTACTATTACAGTTTCTTATGATTTTAGAGGTTTAACTTGTCAGTTCTTACATGTCTCTGAAGCTGCCTTTATTGAAGCAGAGAGGTTGATTGGTTCTTTACAAGCAGTCCCTGAAACAGGTGAAGCGGTATTGGAATCTACTGCCAATGGTTGTGGTGGGTTCTTTTATGATAGCTGGCAGTTACATAAGAATGAAGGCGATTCTGCTCCTTATAGAGGCTTCTTCTTTCCTTGGTTTGTCCATTATCCAGAAAACAAAGTGATGTTTGAAAATATTGAGCTTCATTTAACTCAAAAGGAAAGAGAGTTGATTGAAACTCATGAATTGGAAAATTATCATATTGCTTGGCGTAGATGGAAGATTAGAGAGTCTTGTAATAATGATGAAGCTAAGTTTGAAGAAGAATATCCTACCGATGATGTCAGCTGCTTCTTAGGCGGTCAATCCCAAGTATTTCCTATGGAGGCTTTAAAACTGCAAGAAAGATTTGTGAAGGATGCAGCATTTATAGGTCGTATTGACTCTCAGAATGGTAAGGCTTGCTTCTTTAAAGATGAAAAAGGTTCTGTTCAAATATGGGATTTGTGTAAGCCTGAAAAAGTGTATGTCATAGGTGTAGACGTAGCGGAAGGTACCTATAAAGATTACTCTGTTGCTATTGTATTAGATAGAGATACTGGTGAACAAGTAGCCATGTTGCGTTCTGATCGTATTCCTTTAGATGAATTGCCTGATGAGCTTTATAAGCTAGGGGTCTATTATAATAGAGCTTGGATGTGCATTGAAGTAAATAATGCTGGCTCTGGTGTAATATTGGATATGATTCGTAAAGGATATAATAAGCTATATAAAAGAAGAGAAGACCTAGATGGAAATGCTGGTTCTCAAAAGAAATATGGGTTTAGAACTACTAGAAATACAAAGCCTGCTATGATTAAAGATCTAGTTGCTGCTTGTAGAGAAGGTAAAGTTAGGATAAGGTCTAGAGTAATATTAGAAGAATTGTCTACATTTATTCAAGTTTCAGGACTGAAAGGAAACTTTAGCTATGAAGCTAAGCAAGGTTGTAAGGATGACTGCGTTATGTCTCTTGGTTTATCTTGGGTCATGTATCTTGATTCTGGAAACTACATTGAACGAAATACTATCTCTATTCCAGATAATTTAACTTTCGATAGTGATACTGGTTTCTTAGTACCACGTGAAGATTATGGGGAATACTCCTATGCCTGATTTCTCAAAAGCGCTCAAAAAAGTACAAAATCATATGAGAGACTCTCAGAATTTTAGAAAGAGATATGAGTCTTTATGGATTAAGTATTATGGTGAGTATGCTAATACTAGAAGTGTTAAACATGATGCAGCACAAAGAGCTAATCTTAAATTACCTTATGCTTTTACTACTGTAGAAGGAATATTGCCTCAATTAGTAGATGTTTTCATGTCTGAAAGACCTTATATTAATGTAGAAGGATTTGGGCCTGAAGATCAAGATGATGCTGAAAAGATATCTTATTACTTGTCCTACCAGTTAGATAGGATGAAGTTTTTTAAACAATTTGTACCATTCCTAAAAAATCTTCTCATATATGGTACTTCAATTGCGAAAACTCCTTGGATTACAAGAACAAGAAAAGTGAACAAAACAGTCAAAGTCGAAAATCCAATTACGGGGATGTTTTCATTTGAAAAGAAACCCAGTATAGAAACAGAATTTGATGGTCCTCAGTTTGAAACAATAGATATATTTGATTTCTTTCCTGATCCTGGTTGTACTCAGCCTGGTAATATTCAATCCATGAAAGGCTGCGCTTATAGAGTATTTAGAACCATGGATGAGCTTGAAAAGATGCAGAAAAAAGATGGTCTTGGCATCTATGAAAACTTAGACGCATTAAAACGAAGCATTGGCGGTGAGAATAACGAAGATAGAAATTATAATGCTTGGTATAATATGACTAAGCTAGATGACCAATGGGCTTTGCAACAAAAAGCAACGCTTACGCATCAAGAGCCAGGATTAAAGCAAAAAGGCAAAATAGAATTATGGGAATATTGGGGTGAGTATGATGATGGATCTGGCATTAAAGAATATGTAATCACAGTAGCAAATGGTGATACTGTAATTAGATGTGAAGAGAATCCTTTTGATTATAAGTTCAAACCATTTGTAGCGTGTATTAATTATCTTGTTCCAAATGAATTTTATGGAATTGGTGATGTTGAAGAAGTCTACGCTTTGATTAAAGAAGCGACCGCTCTTAGAAATGCAAGATTAGATCAAGCAAATCTTGCTGTTAATAGAATGTGGATTGTGGATAGGAATTCTGGGATTAATTTAAGGAATCTATATTCTAGATCTGGTGGTATCATTCTTACAAATGACATGAATGGAATTAGAGAGCTTAATGCTCCTGAAGTTCCTATGTCTGCCTATAAAGAAATTCCATTAATTGAATATGACATGCAGAATGCTACAGGGCAAATCAATGCTGCGCAAGGCACTGGTGGTATTGGTAGAGCTTTTGCGACGACTAAGAAAGGTGTTGAGTTTCTTCAGTCTTATACTGCTTCTCGTGTTGGTCTTAAAGTAAAACAAATTGAGAATTGGGTTATGGAAGAATATGGTAAGATCTTGTTGATGCAGAATAGGCAGTTTATAAGACAAGATCAGTTTGTAAAGTTATTAAATGATGAAGATAATCCATTTGTGAGAATTGAACCAGATTTATTTTGGAAGGATTATGATTTCACTGCTGTTGGTGCAATGGAGAGATTAAACAAGCAACAAAGGCAATATAACTTGCAAAACAATATTATTCCATTTCTACAAACTGTAGAGCAAGCACAGCCAAATACTTTGAGGATGGAAAATTTAGTGAAGAGATATTTTAAGGAATTTGATTATAAGAATGTAAATGAACTTGTGAATACTCCAGAAGAGAGACAAAAATTAAATGATCAGCAAGATCAAATAAAACAACAAAACATGCTTCAACAAATAGAGTTAGAGAAGAATAAAGACTTAGAACTGTCTCATGCTGAAAACCAAACAAAACTTATACGTGACGCACAAAACGCTCAAACCAAACAAGAAGTGACTCAGCAAAAAGGGATGTTTGAAATAGCAGCAAAGGTATTGGATAAAACATTATGAGTAATGAGAATATAGAACAATTCGACGAAGATACTGGGATAGTTACTGAAGAGTATAAAATTGATCAGGCAATAAGTAGTTTTAATAAAGTAATTACCCAAGCTAATCATTTTCTTTCTCTAAAAGAACATGAAGGTTGGAAGCAGATCGAACGTTTTATAGCAAATGAAGTGGAAGACATGCTTCATAAGTTAAGATTTGAACCAGATTTAGAAAGAATTAGAAGATTGCAATCACAGATTGTTGCATTTGAATCAGTTTTAAATATAATAGATTTATCTCTATCTGATGCTGAAAAGGCTAAGGAAGAGTTAAGTAAACTAACAGGCCCAGAATAATGATGTGTAGACCCTATATAGGATAATCTATAAGTCATTTAGTAAGGATAACCTAGCCGAGGAAAGTATATGGACTTGCAAGTGCAAGAACCAGTTCAGGAGCAATTAGAAGTATCTCAACCCGCGATTACTCAGACAGAGGAGGCTCCGTTAGTTACCGTTGGTATGTTAGCGGAACAACCAGAATCTGTTCCTGATAAGTTTGCAAATCAAAGTGTAGACAAGTTTGTAAAGTCTTACACTGAGATGGAGAAAGAATACTCAAAAACTAAGGCTCAAATGAAGGATATGGAGGAGAGGGCTAAACGTGTTGAGGCGCTCGAAGCTGAATTGACCAGGCAACAAAATCAATTTCAGCAACATGCTAATCAATACACTCAAACTCAAAACAACATTCCTGTTCAGAATAATAAGGATGAGTTTAAAGAGTTATGGGAACAAGATCCTGGTTTAGCTGTTAAACAAGGCCTTCAGAATATTGAAAGAAAAGTAGAAGCTAAGTTTCAAGAAGATCAGTTCTTTAAGGCTTATAATGAAATGAAATCTACTATTCCTGATTTTGCGGAATTAGAGCCTGTAATGACTCAATTAGCTCCTGAAGTAAAAGGTTTGTTTAGAGAGGAGGCTTTATTGTCTCCTGCAACATTAAGAGCATTATATCTTGCTGCTAAAGGTTATACAGCTGACGAGCGCAATAAGGCCGCTGTGAGTAGAGGAATGGAAGAGGCTAGTAAGTTACAGAGAGAAAAGAATGCTGTAATGAGTGAAGGCCCAACATCTTCTGCTCCCGCTGTTAATCCAGCAAATCTCAGTTTAGACCAATTAAGGTCCTATCTGATTGAAAATGGTATTGCTAAGCCTGGTTAAATAGATCGTCATATTTATAGGGTTTAGTGATTGGTTGCAATGGCAACAATGACTACAATATCCAATCCGTCGATGCTATGGTTATTCTATAGCAAAACGTTATTGGAAACTCTGTACAAAACACTTCAATTCTATCCTTTAGGTGAAAAAACAAATTTACCTGCTGGAATGGGTAAACAAGCTAAATGGTTGCGTTACCAAAGGCTTGCAGCTGCAACAACTCCTTTGACTGAAGGTGTTCCTCCTACTGAAACTGCAATCAACACTTACAATGTAACTGCTGATATCAGACAGTATGGTGCATATATCAGATATTCAGATGAGTTGAAACTGACCGCTATTGATCGAATTCAAGGTGCTTATGAAGTGCTTGCTCAGCAAGGCGCTGAAACTTTGGATTCTATTATCATTTCTGAATTGGATGGTTCTACCATTCCTAACCAATTTGCTAACGGTAAAACCTCATTAGCAACCACTGGTTCTACAGACGTTTTGACAGCAAAAGAAATTCTTAAATCAGTTATTACTCTTAAGAAAGCTTTTGTTGGTCCTCATACTGGAAATGACTATGTTGGAGTAATCCATTCTGCATGTTCTGGTGACGTTCAAAATGATACCAACGTTGGTTCATGGGTTGATTTGAATAAGTATATTGATCCTTCCAAAATGCGTCCATTTAATGGTGAAATGGGTAAAGTATATGGATGTCGCTTGTTAGAATCTCAAAATCTAACTTCTACAACTAGTGGTACTTTGGGAAGTACAACTGTTTACGCAAACTATGTTTTGGGTAGCAAATGCTTTGGTGTGGTTAACCTTGATGGTAAATCAGTTGAGCAATTTGTGAAAGAAACTGGTTCTGCTGGAGCTGTTGATCCTTTGAACCAAGTAGGAACAGTAGGTTGGAAAGCTGTTGGATTCGCCGCTAAGTATCTTGGAGGTGCTGCTGTTGGTACTTCTGATCTTGGTGTACGTATTCGTGCAGGTTCTCAATTCTAATATTGAATGGGATGGCGTGGGTGAAATATCCCACGCCTTTTCTTTATATGTCGATGAGCTTTCATTCTTTTGAAGAAAAGATTAAAAAATTAAATCCTAAAATTTATATTGATAAAGCGCATAGGGTTTTTACAGTAAACAAAGAGTTAGGAACATCTGGTATTTATTTAAAAGATTTTAATTCATTTAACGAATCTACATTTGGATTAAGTGGGGAAGATAAGTTGATTGTAGAGAAAATGAATGCCGAGCAAGATGAAATGATTGGGTGGACTACTCATGACATTGTTTACGAAGCAGACCAATTTGATGAAAGTGGTAAGATTATAGCTACTGGATGGCGTTCTATATTAAAAAGATTTGTTAAAAGTGGTTATGTAGATGCAGATAAAGCTAGGCAAGTATTTGGCTGGGAAGAATCTGATTATGATCGATTAACTTATGAGCAAAAGAGGGATTTATGCCTTCAGCAACGACTGGCTACACAAGAAATGAACTGATCAATTTAGTAATGTCGATGATTGGTTCTAACAATGCCAATTTGTCATCATATATGCAATCTTGCATGTCTGGATGGCAAAATGAGTTCTTCCAAATGCATGATTGGACCTGGTCACATAATACGGCAAGGTGTGGTCCAAGTCCTGTATTGGATACTATTATTGGTCAAAGATGTTATGATATTACTTCTATTGGTAATCCAATAGTATTGGCTAATAATATTGAATCTATTGTTTGTATTACATCTGGAGGAGGTAGGAAATTAGTTAAGACTAATATGCAGGACATTAGAGCGGTTGACCCTGAAGGAATTCAGCAAGGTCGTCCTACATTTTGGTGTTGGCTTAATATGACAGAAATAGAATTTTGGCCAATTCCTGATGTCGCAGAAAGATTTGTGATTGAAGGTAAATTTGAACCTGATTTTATTTCAGGTGCATCGGATGTGACATTACAGATTCCGTATAAATATCAAGATTGTTTTAAACAATATTTATACTGTAATGCTCTTCAATTTGAGAGAGATCCTAATTTTGCACCTCAATTAGCTGTATTCCAACAAAAATTAAAATTAGCTATCGACGATGATAATAGGTCTTTAGAAGAAAATTTAAGAATGAAGACGGTTAATGAGCAGATAACATCTCCAGGAATTTGGGATTTGAATTCAAGACTGTGGTTTACAGGACATTGATCTATGGCACAACAATTTCAGGGGCAAATATTTAGGGACAGTCTATTTGAATCTTTTAAAGGTTTAGATACTGTTTCTGCGCTTACTAATATGCAACCTGGCTATTTAAGGATAGCTAAGAATGCTAATATTACTGAGATTGGTGCTATTGAAAAGCGTAAGGGTTATGCCAGTGTATTAAGTGTTTTATGGGGTGCATTTGCGATTACTGCTGGAGTTGAGTATGTGGTAAGCACTTCTATCACAAGAAGAGTAGTATTTGGTCAAAATGCTAGCGGGCAGTTAGGTTATATCAATGCTGGTGCTATTACAAATATTGTAACTGGTTTAAGTACTAATAGGCCTAGTTTGTTTCAATTTGGTTCATTACTGTTTTTTTATAATGGTGTAGCTTGTTTTCTCTATGATGGGACCACTACTAGACAAATTGGAATTACTGCACCAGTGGCAGCACCTACATTTAATGCTAATATTGTAGGAAACTTAGTTGCTGCTGCAAACTATTTGTATGCTTATACATATTATAACTCAGTGACAGGAGCTGAATCTTCTCCATCACCTATCAGTGTTCCTATTGTAGCTCCTCCAGGCCAAGGTATTCGAATAAATATTACTGCTGGGGTTCCTACTACTGCAGATACTATTAGGGTATATCGAACAGTAGCTAATGGTGGTATTCTATTTTTAGATGGAACTGCTGCAATTGCTGCAACAGCTTATGACTCAGTTGTGGCAGATGCTTCATTGTCTACTGAAATGGAGTTAGATAATAGTAGAATTACTGCTTGGGGAGAGCCAAGATATGGCACAGTATCTCAAAGCAGGGTATTTTTGACTGGATTTAGTGATGTCACAAGCCGTGTTCGATTCTCAAAAATTGGGCAAGAAGGCCCTATGCCAGAGTCATTTCAGGCAGTTTCATTTGTAGATTGTGACAATATTGGTGGTTTAAGAGACCCTAATATCGGAATCGGACAGGCAAATGATGTGCCTATTATTTTAAAGAATTATTCTGTTGGTAGGTTAGATGCTTTAGGAAGTTTAAACGATGAACCTGTAGTGGACAATGTGGTTTTTGAGTACAAAGAGCTATCTAGAGCGGTAACTTGTGTAAGTCATTGGGCACAATGTAATGTTTATAATAACATGCTATGGTTAGGGTTGGATAATATTTACATGACAGATGGTAAAGAAGTTATCCCTATTGCAAATAGCATTACAGACCAAATTAGAAATTGTGTAAATAGTGAAAGTTTAAAGTTTCATGGATATAATGACTCTGCTAACAAGAGGGTTTATTTTAAAGTCATTAGCCAAGATCCGACAGGATTAAATGAAGAAGTTATTTTTGTAGGCTCATATAGAAGATTCCCAGAGTTTGCCTGGACTACTTATAACCAAGGCGAAAACCCTATTACTCATCCTGGAATACCTAGTGGTTGTTTCTTCGAAATAAATGACGGGACATCACTTCAAACTTATTGTGGAACATCTGCATTAACTGGAGATGTGTTTGTAATAAATACTGGAGATAATGATAACGGAAATCCAATATACTTCCAAGTAAGAGATTATCCAACAAGCTTTAATATGTCGGAGCAAAATAAGTTGTTTAGGAAGGATTATATTAGAGCCAAAGGAAGTTCTAGTTATCCTACTACTTATAATCTGCAATGCTATAGTTTATATGACTTACAAGATTATTTAGAGGATCCTTTGGCGTTACAGATAAATGGAAGCCAATATCAGTGGGATGTTTCATTATGGGACGTTGCGTTATGGTCTGCTGAAGGGGTGAGATTTTTAGAGTATTCAATGCATAGAAAGGCTTTTTATAAGCAGATACAGATGCAGAACACTAATAGTGATGAGCCTATTACTATTTATGGATATGTAAAGACTGCATTTCCTCAGGAGATTAAATAGTGAAGCCATCTTTTTTAAAGACAGATGTTAACTCAGATTCTTTGATTCAGAAGCTAAATTTCCAACTTTCAAACATTGGCAGTTCAAATTTTACATTAAGAAAAATTGAAGGGACCACAGCTGCTGCACCAGACACACAATTTTTAGAAAAGCATGGTTTATTGGTTGCACCTAGGTTTTGGATGCCTTCGATTGGTGATGTTTACATAGCTTATATTGATAATAATTACGTAGATGTGAGATCGCGCTTGGCTGCACAGAAATTTGTGATATATTTAATACAGGAATAAAACTATGCCTTTAGTTATCCCAAATACATTTGTCCCTCTAACAACTATTTTATCTAGTGCAACGAATACCAATAATACATCGATTTCAAATTGGGCAAATGCTCATGAGACAGCAACTACAGGTGTGCATGGTGTTGGTGCTGGAACAATTGTTGGTACTGCTAATGTAAATGCGTTTACCAATAACAATAGTTTTGGAGCACCGGTAACTTTTACTAATGGTATTTCTACAAATAGCCCAAACTTCATTTCTAATGCTAGGCTTACATTAACTGCTGGTACGTTGTCATTAGCAAGCATTAGTGGAGGTGGAGCTCCTTCTGCTACAAACCCTGTTTACTTTACTTATCCAACATCAGATGGATCATGGCAGACTGTTACTTTTACTTCTACAACTTATTGTACAATTAGAGATACAACTGCTGGCACTGATATGAATGGTATGAACCTTGGGACTACTGCTGGAGTAGCTTGGGGTGATGTAATGCCATTGTTTATTTATTTAGTCAGTGATGGCGTTAATCCGTGTTTATTCTTGTCTAGATTTCCTGTTTTGAATGGTGGATTATCTTACGCAACAACATATCTTGGGTATGCTGGTGTACCGCCAGCAACAAACCAAGATTATAACATGATTGGATGCACGACTAATAATATTACAATATCTCATGCGAGTAAACCTGCATTACTAATTGGAGTTGTTGAAGCAACTAAAAGTGCTGCAAATAGTTGGACTTTTTCAACTTTAAATTATTCTTACAATTTGGGTAATTTTGGCAGGGTATATAATACTTCTTACACTTTTCCAACCGGACAAAATGGAGCTGGTGTGGGGACATACAATCCTCCTATTGCTAATACTCCTACTTATTCATCACAAACATACACTTATTTTTTTAGAAAAAATGGTTCAGTTGGGATAAGAGTGCAATTATCTAACACAGTAGGCGGAACTCCTGGTGCAGGAGCTTCAAGTTTACAAATACTTGCTCCTCTGAGAAGTGATTTTAGTCTTGGGCAAGGTTATAAAACTGGAAACAGCTTTTATGCTGTCAATGGTGGAACAGATACTATTGGATTATCTGGAGATGTAGTAGGGGATCAGATTTTTTTCAATTATTATCAACAAACTTCTCTTGTTACTGGGATCACTGGAGCAAGAAAAGTGGTATTAAGACTTGGTGATCAGAGTGATCCAAACATCAGACAACTTACTGGAAATTTAGAATATTATTTATTTTAAGGGGATTTTATGAACTCAGGATCAGCTAAAACGCTTACAATTGATATACTTGACCAGCCAGTTTCGACTACTGTGTATTATCCATTTGGGGATGTATCATTTGATAATGGATCAATATTAGTATCCGCAAGTACTAATCTCACATTTACTTTAGAAGCAGCTAATGATGATGATGAATTAATCTGGATAGACGTGACTGCTGATTTGTTTGGTGTGGCAACACTTGCACCAGGTAACTACTTTTTTGATACCAATATTGCAGTAAAGAATATGCGCATTGCTTCTTTGTCAGCAGCAGCATTACCAAACAAAGGTAATGTGTATTGGTTCATGAAGAAGAACGGAGGAAGATAATATGCCAAAGACTTCTGATAGAGGTGGTTCAACTGGTGGTGGATTAGTAGATAATGCATATGATTTTAGTTCATCTACTGGTTTTACTCAAAACAATGGTAGTGGTGCTGGTCTAGCTTTTATAGGAACAGGATATGCTCAGGTTTATATTCCTGCTTTAAGTGCGCCTACTCCTTTTGATGTTATTAATGGATTTGCTGGTCCAAGAGTAGAAAGAAATTTAGCCACAGAGGTGGATTGTACAGATTATCAAGTATGGGTTAGATTATTTTCAGGTGGAAATTTTGATGTCACTGGACGAGCTAATTTATATGTAGCCACGGCAGATGATTCTGTCATGTTATCTGATACAGTATATTCTAATATGAATTCGCTTGAAACTGTTGATCTTGGTATCACGGGAGTTCCTATTCGTGCAGCTGGTCCTGGATTTTTAATGACCGCCTCTGGCGGATGTTGGCTCGGTATTAGTGTTAAAAGATCAACTGTCACATTCATGTATGCTAATACTATCAGCTCATTAACATTCCCAACACAATCAGATATTTTATTGTATAGCACTTATAATTTAAGCACAGCAATTGGTGGACCTCCTTTTGGTATTAGACAGTTGTGTAAAGTAGGTGTTTCGGTAGCCACTTACGGTGGTGTGAATGCTACAATGCAATCATTAATTATTGATAGAATGGTTATTAAAGGAACCCCAATCACATGAGAATAGTGAGATATACTCCAGAATTACATGGTGTAACATTTCTTCATGTGTTTCAAGATGAAGCATATAGGGATTTTTTTAGAAGGATTCCATTTGGATTAAATGTTAAACAAATAGTGTATGATTTTGAAGATATTAGTAGAGGGCAGTTATATGCAGTAGAACATGATAACCAGATTATTGGTTTTGCTGTCACTACACAGACTTGTGATTTTGGAAGAAGTTGTCATGCTGGACTAGTATTGTTGCAACAATTTCAAAAGAAAAAGATTGGTGATTATGGGTTAGCCTTTTTGGCTTTATTTGAACTCGCAAAACAATTGTTTGAATATTCTAATATAAGAAAAATTAAGTTAATGATTTTAGAATCTAATAAAGCATTAAAATCAATTTTGGATAAAGCTGGGTTGCAATACGAAGGAACATTTATAGAAAATGTTGAATTTAGGGGTAAATGGCAGAATGAATTAGAGTATGCATTATTTAGAGAGTTGTATTGGTTTTATAAGGAAAAGGTGAATTATGTCTGCTGATGCTGCAGCATCTATTGCAAATATATCTAATGGCGTGACCAGCTTGAGCACAGCTGCTAGTAATATCTACAATACTTTTGGGTATAAAGCTCCAAAACAACCAGGATCTAGGATATCTTTGGGCAGTAGTGGAATTGGTGGATTATCTGCTGGTGGTGGTGGCTATAATGCTCCAAGTAACCCTAGAATAGATGTTAGTGCATTTTCTCAAGGGTCCGACGGTCCTAGTGCGCCACGTATGTCTTCAGGACCTCAGCAACAGCAATCAGGTTTTCCAGATCATTATAGTATGTTATTAAAAATATTAAACGTTCCACGGGGGTAATGTATGCCACAATTTGGAGCTGTAGCCGGTGCTATTACAGCAGCAGCTAGTGTAGCTAGTACAATATATTCAATGGCTAAAAAGAAACCAGCTAATCCCTCATTAGGAATTAGTCTTGGGAATGCTTTTGCAAACTTAGCTGATCTACCAATAGGGCATGCAAATATACCTAAGCTTACTCAAGATTTTAACTTAGGTGATTATGCAAATCAGTTTAAGCAACAAAATGCTCCAGCTCTATTATCAGCATTAGCGCCACAAGAGTATTTGCAAAATATCCCAAGTGTTAACCTAGGAGCTGGAGCTTCTGATTTTCAAACTCCTAATTATCAATTTAGGCAGTTTAGAGATGCTGCTCCAAATCCAGAATTTAGTTTAAACCAAGGGGCATTATGATAGTTTCAAGATTGCCAGATTATAGATATAACGACACTTCAATAGAATATGTTCCTGACACAAATAGGGGCGGCGCAAATGCTGCTGGTAAGTATTCTGGTGGTGGAGGAGCAACTGATCAATCAGGACAATTTGTGCGTCCAGTAGTAGAAGGTTCAAACTATGCGCCTAATTATGGTTCTACAAGGTTACCTTATACTGCTGGGGTTAGATTTAGTGGAGACCCTGAAAATATTGGTAATTATGAGAGTAAATCAACAAATGTAGCTCAGCAAGCAACTGATGTTTATAGAGGTTATATAGATAGAATTGGAGGAGCATTATCTGGATTAACTTACAATGCTTCTCAAATGAGGGATAGGCCTATTGCCCTTAGAACTTCATTAGGGTTAATTGGGACAGGAACTGGGCCAAATGATCCAAGATTTCAAGGCGCAGATGCGTTAAGAAATGCTTTATCTGGTGGTATAGATTATTATGGCAGACTTGGCTTGTCTGAGGGGATACAAAACTTAAGAGCCCAAGAGAATGCTGCTAACAATGCATTACAAGCAAGACTTGGCAGAACTGCTGGTAGTTCTGCATTAATTGCAGCATTACAGAATCAGAATAGAATGCGAACACAAATGGCTATTAATCCTTTGTTATCTGAAGCACAAAAAGGCTCTTATGAAAGAGGATTGACCAATGTTGGGTTAGAGAACCAAAGATTGCAATTAGCAAATGCTGTAACAGGACAAGAAGGCAATTTCTATAATCAATCTGTATTATCACAATTACAAGGTAGATTAGCTGGGATGCAACCTACTCAGAGCCTTCTTGAAGCTCTTATTGCATTACAAGGACAAGGCAGAGGTGTTGCTTCTACTGAAAATGCATTGGGTGGTAAAAATTATACTTGAGGTTAAAAATGGCTGATCCACAAGAAATTTTAAGCAGAGCAGCTCCATACTTAGAGGCATATCAAAATGCCTCTAATATGTATGGGCAAGATTTAGCAACATTGCTTGCACAGGGCTATCATGAGTCTAGATTTAACCCTAATGCAGTGAGTCCTGCTGGGGCAGTCGGTATAGCTCAATTTATGCCAGGAACTGCTAGTGATATGGGATTAACAGATCCCACTAATCCACAATCAGCAATAGATGCGCAGGCAAGATATATGCAGCAAATAGCTAATCAAGTAGGTCCTGATAATGCTTTAGCAGCTTATAATGCTGGTCCTGGGAATGTGTTAAAGTATGGTGGAATTCCTCCATTTTCTGAGACACAGAATTATGTTAGAAATATTAAAAATGATGCTGATTTATTGAGACAGATATTATCACCTAGTAATGCTGCGATAAATTCTGCTCAGCCTGAGGCTGCTACCACATTACCTGCATTTGAGAAAAAGACTGGACTCACTAAATCTGAAAAGATTGCTGCCATTATGGGTGCATTAGCTACTTTAGGCGGGACTGTAGCTAGTACTGCTGGCGCATTTAAAGGTGTTCCTGTTGATTACGGTGCTCAGAGTACAAAGATGGGTGCTTCCTTAGTAGATTCTATTTTAAAGCAGGAAGGGCAAAGAGGGGCTGAGCGTAAGCTTTATGATGCAATTGTAAACTCTGACATGGATAATGCAGGCAAGAAGGATGCTATTAATCTATTGAATGCTGGCTTTAGTGATGAGGCTTTAAATCTAATTAAGGATGCTTATGGTACAAAATCTGCAATTAATAAGAATATTGGAATTGCTACAGATCCTAGATTGCTTGCTGTAAAGAAAGCTCAAGATGCTGCTGAATTAGAGCAATTTAAGCAGAAAGAGAATTATAAAACTGGATTAGAGCAACAGATTATGAGTCAAGATTTGCAGACATTATCTGCTTTGCAAGAAAAAGATAAATTGAATAAAGGCTTATCAAATCAAGAGCAAGTCCAAAAGAATATTTTGGAAGCAAAGTATAAGTTAAAAGGAGAAGATGATAGTCCTGCTGTAAAAATGATGAAGGATAAATTAGTAGAGAATATTAATAAAGAAACTGGATCAGTGAAGTCAGTGTTACAAGGACTAAATCAGATGGAAAGCGCATTGAAAGATATTCCAGATGGCAGATTTTATGGAAATAAAGCATCTGTTGCAAATTTCTTTACTGGTAGAAATCCTAGTGTAACAAAATTTAATGGAGCTTTAGCAGGAATAGAGTCTTTGGCTGCAAGATTAAAAGGTGAGGTAGGCGTTCTTACAGATCAAGATTTAGAAAGAATGAAACCAATGTTTCCTCAAATAAATCAAACTAAAGAGGAAAGAAAAGTTGCAATGCAAAATGTGATTGGTTTTATTAATTCAAAAATAAAAGCATATAGAGATATATTAGAACAAAAATCTTATGGTAAAGATTATTTAAAATTTTATGATGAGTATACAAATTTAGGTAGTTTTAAAAAATATCTTCCTGATAGTTCAGAAGCTAAACCAGTAGATCTTTATATCAATAAACCAGAAGCAGCAATAACGCCATCAAATCAATCAATCACTAATGATGATGTTTTAAAAATGGGGAAACAATTAGGAATACCTATTAGAGTAGTAAATAAAAAATAAGATAGGATATATATGGCTTCTAATGCATATGAAGTTGATATTGATGGGCAAACATATGAAGTGGATTCGCCTGAAAATGCGATGAAGTTAATGCAGGCTTTTGCTCAAAGAAATAGTGCAGCTGCTAAACCAGATCAACCCACTCAACCTGTACAACCTCAATTTGGCACATTGCAAAATGTGTTAGCTAATAATCCAGATCAATCCATTAATCCTTTTACAGGTTTTGTGAGAGGTTTAGAACAAGGTTTTACTTACAATAAAACGCCTGAATTACTTAGTTTATTAGGTGAGAATACTGATGAACAAAGAAAGATATTTAAAGCAACTGAAGAGCAATATCCTGGTTTGTCTTTAGCTGGGAATGTTGTTGGTTCTATAGCTAGTCCAATTAGTAAGTTGGGGGAAGTTCTAGCTGCAACAAAAAATGCTGGAGTCTTATCGAGAGTTTTAAAAGGAGCATTAGTTAATACTGGTTTAGGTCAAATTTCCACTGATGTTAATGATCAAGATAGAACTGGTACTGCTGCAAAGGATTTTAGCTTATCTTTATTATTAGATGCTATTGGTGGGCCTTTAGGTAAGGCTGGTCAAGCTATAAAGCAAAAGTTATCTCCAGTAGAAAATCTACCCTATAAAGAAGGTGTGAACGCCAGGTTAGTAAATGCTTTAGAAGAATTAAAACAGGAAACTGGTAAAGGAGTTACTTTATCACCTGAGCAGATACTAAGAGATCCTTCATTTTACGCAACAGGTACAACGAAGAAATTAGCTAATACCCAGCATGATGAAGCAAACAAGATTGCAATGGCTTTAGAAGGAACTGCTGGATTACCTAGTGGTAAAGCCACTAATTTGGCATCTAGTGTGTCATACGATGCGATGGCTCCAAGGATTGATCCTTATGCATTGTCTGAAAATATTGGTGTAGATATCTTAAAGGCTAAGAATGCTCATTTAGGAAAATATGAGCAAGCTTTTGGTGATTTAAAATCAAAATTATCTTCAGAAGCAGATGTGAATATTAATCCTACTTTCTTAAAGGATTCTGTTTCTTATGTAGAGAAAGAATTAAAGAAGGGTTTGGGAGCAGATACAAGATCTGCTGCTGCTATCTCAGAGATTAAAGATAAACTTAATAAAGTGGGTACAATAGATCCAATTACTGGTATAAGAGAAGGAATCAATTTAGACAGCCTATTTAAGATGAGAAGTGATTTGACTGACATGGCGTATGAGACCACTTCCTCATCTGATAAAATCCTATTAAACAAACTAAAGAATTCAGTTGATCTTGAGATGCAAAATTATGCGTCAAATTTATCTGCTAAAAGTAAAGAATTAGGAAATGAAGCGCTTGGATTGATTCAATCATTCAAGCAAGATGCAGACAAGTTTGATAATAAAGCAGTCGCGTCTATATATAAAAGAATGAATGAAGCTACGCCTGAGAACTTTGATATTAAAGGTGTGATGAGTACTTTAGATAGCTCATTAAAGAATGGCGATTTAAAAAGTCTTCAAGCCTTAGAAATGCATGTAAACCCTGAAGTGATGAATCTTGCTAAGCAGAGTGCTATGCAAGATGTATTACGTGGGGCTAATGCTGATGTATATGATTTAGCAGGGATTACTAGTAGATTAAATTCTATCAAATCTAATGACGCTAAGAAGATGCTTTTTGGAGATCAATTAACTCAGGTTGAGAATCTAGGAAAGATTGGTGAGGTAATTGGGAATAGTATGGATTATGCTAAGAATAGGCATAATTTACCTATTCTAAGAAGTGTAGGAGACCCTCAATCTTACATGAATGTTGTGAGTTATTTGGCTGGTAAATTCAATAACCATCCTACTATTATTAATATGCTTACAAGAGATCATAAGAAGATTTTAAATAATAGTGCTGCGTCATTTGCAGCAAAGCGTTTTGTGGATAAGTTATTTACATTAGAAGCACAAGATCAAGGTATTGACAGTACAGTAAATAAATCTAGTGGTGAATAATGGATAATTTACATCCAAAATTATTAGAGAGAGTCAACTCTTTACTAGTAAGAATGAAAGAGTTGGGATATAATCTACGTATAGTATCAGGATACCGTTCTTTTAAAGATCAAGATGATTTATATGCTCAAGGTAGAACAAAGCCTGGGAAGATAGTTACGAATGCAAAAGGTGGTCAAAGTTATCACAACTATGGATTAGCAGTTGATTTAGCCTTTGTCATTGATGGTAAAATATCTTGGGATGAGAAATTACCTTGGAGTAGATTGGGAATGGAAGGCAAGCAATTTGGATTAGAGTGGGGTGGATTGTTTAAGAAGTTTAAAGACAGACCACACTTCCAATATACGAATGGTTTTAGTTTAGATGTGTTAAGAGATTTATATAATAAAAACGGTTTAAACAAAGTATGGGAGATCATATGATACAATCGATTAAGGATATGTTTGATAGTAAGAAGTTCCTATCTTTTGTAGGTGGCAGTGTTGCTTGTGCGATACTGGCTTATTTTCATGCTCCTGATGCTTTAATTCAAATGATTGGTACTATGACTGGATGTTATGTTGTTGGCCAAGGGATGGCTGACTTCGGTAAAAACAAACCTAGATAAAGGAGAATGCCATGAAAGCTAAAAAGCCTGCACCAAAAAAACCTAAACCTAAGTGCTAATAGGGGAATACAATGAAAGCTTCTGAATCTAAAAATGAGATGGATAAAGAATTAGAAGAGATTGAGCAGTTTAATATTTCTAAAATGAAACCTTCATTGGAAGAAGATATTAAGATGCGTCAAAACACGTCTGATTTTTATCAATCAACATTACCAGTAACTCCTGTAGATGAATTCTTCAAGAACGTTAATATTGAAGCTTCTAAGGGAACAGTTAAAACATTAATGGGTGAATAATGGCATTAGGTGATAAGAAATTTGGACCTGTAGCTGCATCTGAACATGTTCAGGGGAATGGCACAGAATTAACTGTTGTAACCAATTTTAATCCACAATCTGTAATTGTATTAAATCCAGCTAATAATGCAATGATCTATTGGACTGCGACAATGGATAATGGTTCTGGTTATGTGATTAGCCCAGCGGCAGTATCATCATTTGCTGGAAATCCATTACCAGTACACACGCATACATTTGAGGTTATTTCATTAAATGGAGATGCATCTCTATTAGCTAGAAGAATATATTTATCATCTACTACAGGATTTAATATTGGAGATAGTGTTACTAATGGAACTGCAGCTACTACTATAGCTGCTGTAGGATCATCATGGATTGAAGTTACAGGTGTAACAGAATGGTTTTATGGACAAATAATAACTGATACAACTTCTGGATCTACAGCGACTGCAGTTAGTGATTTAGTTGCAAGAGTACCTTTTGTTACAGCACCTATATTTGTAGATTCTGTGATGGTAACTCTTGATTCTAGTCATATTGGATACACTCAGTCTGCACGAGGTTATCAATTAACCAACACCTGGAACTTTAGAGTGCATCCAAGTGAGAATTTCTTTGAGTTAGATATTTCTCAAGAACCTAGTGTGACAATAGGAGCTTATGATATCAGATATATATCTGGTAATTCTAGTGTCAGTGCAGGTACTCCAAGTGGAACTATAAGTGGTTCTGGAGGTGGTGTGTATATCTCTTCTGGAGGTATTACTCCACAGTCAATTGGGTTTACTATAGGAAATGAACCATTGATTAATGGTGTTGGAAATGATTTATTTTGTTTTGCAGTTAGATAATTAATATAGGGGGTTTTTATGGGTTTAGTAGAAAAAAGTATTAACAACTTTATGGCATTTGGTCATATTAGTTCCTTGTCTACAGCGACAAGCTTTCAAAACACAGGATTTAAACCTGGTGCCATTATAGTATGGAATGGAACTACAAGTGTTCCATATTTCTATATGCGTTGTATGGCAGAAGACACAGCTATTAACTTAGCTACTGGGGCAGGAATAGGTGTAAATGGTCTAACTCCAGATAATGCTGGATTTGAGATCGGAAGTAATATTGGAGTTGTGACCAATGAGTTGTATTGGATAGCTTTTAGAGAGTCTAGTATTTAATTTTTTAAATAAAAGGAGAGAGATATGTCAGCACCATTTAATAGTAATGCCGGTAAAGTAACCGGCGCAGGTATTGCAATCACAGTAACCACTGGATATACTCCATCAAGAGTATATGTGGTAAACTATACCACAGAAACAGAGATTGATAAAAACTCTGGTATGGATACAACTGAAACATATACAAGAGATGTTACTGGAGCTGGATCAATTGATCTTGGTTCTAACATTGTTATGGAACAAAATGGATTTACTATTGCTGCTGCTGTATGTGGAGTAGGTGATGTAATAAATTATTGGTCTTGCCGTTAATTTGATTTATACGATTAAATAATCAGGCGACATGGGAAACTGTGTCGCCTATTTTTGTTCTATTTTAGAGTTAATGAGTCTTACTAATTCAGTAGTAATATAATGAGTACTAGTAACCATTGGTGCCATAATTGACTGTGAATTAGTGGAATGCATAAATCCAATACAATGGCCTAGTTCATGCGCCATTACCATTGCTGCATCATACCTATGTGATTCGTCTTGTATTCTAGTGGTGATATGGCATTTGTCAGTATTGTATAGTGCTATTGCGCTATGATGTTCTTTCTCTGCTTCTTCATCAAATTGGTCGACAAATTCAAAAGTAACTGGATATCCTTGGCAATTATATTTGAATAATTCATAACCTAGAGCATCATTCCAGAAATTCATTGCCCAGCTCATTAATCCATTCTTACCATATTGAATACATATCTCTGATGGGATGCTTTTAACCATAGGTTTAAGCGTCTCAGTGCCTTCAGGAACAGGTAAAACATAAGGTTCATTATCTTTATTGCAAGAGCTAATCAAAGCGATTAGAATCAATATATGAAGCTTTTTGAATTTCTTGGTATAACTTTTATTGGTGGTTTCTTTTTTTACATGCTCTTGAGGATAAAGAGAGTTTATCTTCTTATTAAAGAAATTGAAGAGGTCAAAAATGAGGAACTTGCTGAACGGGACAAGTACATTAAAAAGGTTGATAGGATTGAAACTGATTTTTTTAATGCCAAGACTAGTAGTATTGACTCTGCTTTTGCTTCCCATGTGTTATCCGGTAAAGTTCAAATTAATGAAAGTGCCAAAACCTCAAGCACCGACACTAAAAGAGATTAACATTACAGAAGATATCAACTGTACCAAAACACCTTTATTATGTGACATAGTAAATAATATGTCAGAACTTCTTAAGTATGTTTGCAAGCTTGAGGCTTCACCTGCTTGGGAAGGAAAGCAGGATCTTGTTTGCCCTGTTGACGAGCTTTAATTTCTTTCAAATGCTTATCACAGTAAGGTCTATATTGATAGGTTTGATAAGCTGGTTTACTACAAGTATCACTAAAGAAACAATTACCAATTAATTTCATATAAGTTGTTTAAAATAGCTAGTTAAGAATGTTGCTATAACTCCAGCTATCCCTCCTGCAATTGTTAAATAAACCTTAGTGACTCTCATTTCCGCCTTTAAATCTGATTCTATACTACCTATTCTGGTTATAAAATCGTTTCTCTCTTTATAGTAAACATCTTTAATTTCTTTTAATTCTTTTATAATTTTATCAAATTGAGCATCCCATCTGTCTGAATGACTTTCAAATCTTTCTTCTAAAACAGATAATCTAGCGTCATGATTAATGGTCATTTCTAGAAAGTGAGAGTTTGGCATACGTTCATTATTACATGAATCTTTATTCATTTGAATAACATTATCAGTGGAGCTCATTTTTTGAATCCAAATCTAAATCTTTAATTAAAGCTAAGCCTAGTACTAAATAGTTTAGTGCATCATGAAACCTAGATTGAATTGACTCAGAGCACAATCGTTTATGCTTAACAAATGTAAATATAGCATCTAGGTGCTTATTAAAGTAGATAGCCCAAACAATTAATGGATCAATATTTAATATATCAGCAGAGGATTTGAAGTTTTCTAACCTATCTTTACCAGGGGCATAATCAGCACCTTTAGAGCCAAGCAAATCTCTCATGTTATCGAAGGTGGTTTCTAGTAGTGCGTTAAAAGTAGATTGGTCCATAAGCAAAAGTAACGGGGTGCCAGAAAGGGTCAACTAACCTACACCCCGATTACCGTTGTAACAACTGTCAAGAGTCAGTCGTTAAAAGTATTTTTAAACTTAATCTCACAACCTTGTGGAAGGATCCCAGCTTGTAGGACGACGTTGTGAGAATTCTTTTTTTCTAGTATATACACATACGAATCATTTTTCAATCCAATTTGTTCACTGATAGCATC